ATTCATGGTATGCAAAATTTAAAACATGCTAATGGAGCTTCGGATTCAGTTACAGTTAGTGTTTTCGTTTGGGCTACAGACGTTACATTGTCTGTGCCCACCGCAAATGAACCAGGTGCACTTGTACCACAATCCGGAGAATATCGCCCGCAAGCAGATGAATATGGTAGTGGACCAATATCAAAACCTGCAGGAATTATTGCTAGAGCGGCTGGAGCATTGGCAAATGCTCCAGGCATTGGGATGTATGCTAAAGCTACGCAATTAGCAGCTAGCACTGTATCTAATATAGCTAGCATGTTCGGGTATTCCCGTCCACCCAATTTATCCGACATACAGCCATATAAACCAACTTATGTGGGTAATATGGCCAACACCAACGTCCCCGATTCGTGTACCAAATTGACCCTGGATGCAAAACAGGAATTGACTTGTGATACACGTACTTTCGGTTTAGACGGTACTGACGAATTGACAATAAAATCCATTGCAACCCGTGAAAGTTATTTAACTCAATTTGGATGGTTGGTTGCAGACAGCCCTGAGGATCTATTATGGAATACAGAAGTTACTCCCGTTGTATGGGAGGAGCTTGCATCTGTGCCTGAAGAGTTTCATATGCCAGCATGCTGCTATGCTGCACTGCCTTTCAAACACTGGCGTGGAACTATGAAATATAGATTTCAGATTGTTGCTTCAGCCTTTCACAAGGGGAGATTAAAGATTGTGTATGATCCTTCATATCCCACAACAAATGAGTATAATACGAATTACACCTATATTGTTGATCTTGCTAAAGAAAGAGATTTTACAGTCGAGATTGGTTGGGGACAACAGTTTTCATTCTTGCAACACAAGGATATGCTGCGAAATGGAGTACGTGTTTTTGGAACATCAAAGATTGCTTTTCCTCCTGGAATTTTGGCAAATGGTATTCTATCGGTATATGTAGTCAATGAACTTACTGTACCCAACTCTACTGCCAATAATGACATAGCAGTAAACGTATTTGTGTCAGCAGGGGATGATTTTGAAGTCGCCAACCCAACCGATTTATACATGAATGAACTTTCGTGGTTCGCTCCTCAAGCAGGAGAATATGTACCGCAAGCGGGAGAAACACCTGATGGAGATCTAACCACTGACGAATCAGCGCCAATGGATACATCGCCTATAGCGTTAATGGGACCAAATCTGACTTGTTCAGATCACACGTTAGATGTTTTCTTTGGAGACCCTATTGTATCATTTCGCCAATGTCTGAAACGATACAATTTTCTTCATAATATTCAATTTAGTCAAGCGAGTGATTACACAAGATGGGTATTGAGTGATTTTCCTATGTATTACGGGTATGCTCCAGGTGCAGTTCATGCTACTTCATCAAACACCCCGTTTAATTATGCCAAAATGACATTGCTCAATTATATTGTCCCAGCTTTTACTTGTAGACGAGGCGGTTTACGATGGAAATATATGTTGACTGGCCATCACGCGGACATGTCTCAAACAACCGGATTCATGTCGCTTGAACGTGATCCCACATCATCCGCAGTTTACAGTCAGGAGATTGTGTCATCTCCACGTATTAGCACCTCTTCAATCAGCAGACGATCCCAGGATAGTTTATCTACTGGAACTAATGGATGGGCAGGTGTTCATGTAACTCCAACAAGTCTTAATCCTACGCTGGGATGTGAATTACCCTTTTATAGCGAGGAGCGTTTTATTCCTGGCAAAAAGGCAAATGTCACTTCTACTGGCACCCGTAACTTTTTTCATAGAGTATGGGGTTATGCTGGTGAAGGCGCAGATTCCACATCAGATTTGGCAATACGAGCTTACGTAGGAGTTGGCGAAGACTTTACATTAGGCTTTTTTACAGGATGCCCAGTAGCATTTTATCAGCCCGTGCCCACGGCACAAACATAAAATCCGTACGGTGACCGTACGGTAGGTATACAATTAGACAATTGAGTCTTCTAATGTGATAACCTTCGAGCAGAACGCTCTAGAAAACTATGACCTTGGTTTTCAACCCTTATGGGGCGTTCTCGCTCCATGAGGGAAAATTTTTCCCAGGTCACAAGTTTCTACAGTTGTACTACTCGAAAATTCGAGAGAGAAGTGTTTACTAAAGGTTTTAACATCTTTTATCCTAGCACACTCACTTCTCAAGGTCACTAGCGC